CTCGACCGTGCTCGGGCGAATACTTCGTGTATACCTTTCCGCTTCCATGTCGAATACCGTTGCGTCCATTACCAGCCCCCACAAGACAAAAATGTTTGTTGTTCAGGTACAGCGTGCCGCTTTCAACCATTAGCTTCACAGGTGCATCGCTTATCAGTAGGCACCAACGTCGTAATACTGCTCGCGCCACCACTGCTCGTCCTTTGCCGACTGTGGAAGGCCAAACTCGCCAGCGAAGCGCTCCTCGAACTTCAATGCCTTTGCTGCATCCATCGTGTCAGAGTCCTGCTTCGAGTACGCCAGGAATTTCATCCAGTCGAGCAATGCGCGGTGGTAGCGGCCGGAAATCTCAGGCTCGTCTTCGTCATCCAGCATTTCGGTCAGCGGGGTGCGAATAACGGTCATCTTGATATCGATCGCGGTCGCCGTAGGTGGCCATAACTTGAGCTTGTTTGTTTCCCAATCAGGGACAAAAACCATTGGCGTGCTGGCCGCGGAGTCTTCCCAACCAGGAACTCTTTCGTCCATTTCCCTAGACACGCACGGGTTCAGCGAACGCACACCTGATATCCGCAACCGGCGGACGAAAATAACCGATTCATGCAGCTCGATCTCGCTCTCTCCGATACCAAGATAGGCACTGGAAGCCGTAGATGACGAATCAACAATCAGGTGCGCCCGGCGGCAAGCTTCATCAACCGCCTTGTTGGCATAGCCGATGACCTCGTCGTCAGTCCACATATAATCTGGTTGCTGGTCACGAGTATCATCGCGGAATTGGTCGATTAGTTGCCGTAGATTCATGCCGCGCTTTCTTCCGCATGGAACATTGAGCCATAAACATCGTCAGGGCTGATCATCCTCTGACACATCGCGGCGCCGGTTTCCTTGTCCTCTCGGCAGAACTCGGTGCCGTAGTGAAGTCGGTGGCATGGATAGCAATCGAGACCACGCGGGGCCAGCGCCTGCGTATTCAGCCAGTGCTTCGTCAGGTTTTCGTGCGAGCTATGAGAGAGCAGGGCGACCTTGCGGCAATCCTCGAACGCAACAGCGTTCAGAACGCCAGTCTCACAACCAACAACGACATCGACACGCTGTGCCAGGGCCAATGTCTGGCGGATATTGATCTCGCCAGACAGGCAGATCACGCGGGTTTCTTCCTGCCATCCCTGTTCGAGGATCCTGCATGCGTCATCTCCAACCAGGAAAATGCGAACATTCGGATGATTTATCAGAATGCGGGCAATCACTGTGTCCTGGTGCGGGTAAAACTTGTGCATCGAGGATCCGGCCAGGGCGAACATGACGTTCATTCCGCCATCCAGCAATCGCGCATTGGCCTCTATCGCCTCTTCAGAGGTAGGGTAGAAGAACCCTTCGCTGCGATATGGAAGGTCGGCGATTTCTGCCGTGAATTCCAGATAATTCTTGTCCAGGTATTTGTGCCGCATTTCCTTGGACCACATGTGGTTCGCCCGACCGGGCATCGCCAACAGTGTCCCTTCGACCGACTCGCACAGGTTGATCCACTTGTCGAATCTGGCCGAAATGACTTTCCAGAAGGGCCACAGCTCCGCATTGGGAACCTGGTTTTCGTCCTGGATAAACCAGTCATCGATGTTCGGGTCGTTCTTGAGGATATCCTGACCCTTGGGAGTGGTCATTACCGTTACGTGATAACCTTTTCGCTTGAGCATCGGCAGGATATTGGCCGCCTGGATCATGTCTCCGAACCCACCGTAACGCACCACGCAAGCGGTTTTGCGCGGTCGCATTTGCTGCTTTGTAACATACGAGTTGCGCCACACCGGTTGCTTCAGTTTCCTGAAGACCAGAAGGAATGAATACTCCATTCCGCCATTGCGATCCTCGCGAACAACGACGTCGCACCCGACAGAAATTTCACGGATGGCATCGATGATATGGATCGGATCGAAGTCGTGCTTGTGGTCTGGGTTGGCGCCAGGCTTCCCGATGTTCGGATAGAAGTTCTTGTGCGGCAGATAGAGGATCAGGTATCCATCATTCTTGATGCACCTCCACCAATCTTTCAGCGCTCCTCGGTAATCCTCGATGTGCTCGAGAAGGTGCGACGAGAAGATGGCATCGCACGACTCGTCCTTGATATACGGGCCAAGGTCTGTGCAGTCCTCGACCACCAAGTCCGGGCGCATCTTGATGCCGAAAAGCTCGGTGTCTTTGCAAGAATCGACGCCGATGAAATGAGGAAAAGCCTTTGATGGACCACACCCAAGGTCAAGAACGGCACCGCGGGTGTATTCGACAATGTCATACTTTACTTTGCTGGCCTCGTCGCCCATAGGGTCTTCTGCGCGCCACGTCATTACTCTGTGCCCTCTACCTGCTTGCGCGGACGGCCGCGCTTCCTTGGTGCTTCCTGAGCCTTCTGTGCCTCCGGCTCTCCCGTAACCATCAACCTGCCTTGATAATCAAAACAAAGGTTGTCTTGCTCGTACCTGACGTCGGAGACGCCATGCACTTCCGCGAATGGACGGCTACGGTCGAGCAGTTGGGACATGTCAGCACTTGGTGTCGTGGCAGCATTCGTCGGCCGGCGCACTGTTGCCCTTGAACGAGCCGGTCGAATTGGTCGCGTTGGGAGAGATATTGGCGCCGTAGGTATCGCCATTCAGGCCGGTGCGCGTGCCACGATCGGGGAGATTGGGGGCAGAACCGCCTTTGCCAACAGCATTGGCCTTGGCGAGATCCTTGGTGTATTGGCTCATCTTGATGACTCCTTGTGTGGTTGAGATTCAACGTCCGCAAAGTCTCTCATTGCCCCACCTGATCAGACGATTACCAGCGCTTTTCCGGTCTCGCCAATCACCAGGATCCGGTACTGGCTTTCGTGCAGTGCCTGCGTGCAGCCCGGGCAGTCGGCAACCATGTAGTCATCGAACAGGATCATCCCACCACGCACCATGAGCGGCGGCATGATCTCCAGGATGGCCTTGGTGCTTTCGTACTGGTCGGCGTCAGCATGGACAAACCCGACCGGCGGCATCTCCACCAGGGAGTCAGGGAACATGCCCTTGATGACGTGCGCCGAGGGAATGGCTTTTTGGACAGCCTCGGCCGAGCAGTCAGCGAAAACGCCAATCTGATGGACGTCCTTGTCGGTCGATGTCGGCATCCCCTCGAACGAGTCGTACAGGTAGAGCGGACGGTGCAGCTTGTCCAGCCACCATGCCGTGCCGCCCTTATAGACTCCGATCTCGACAATGGCACCGTAGGGTGCTCGTGATGCGTAATACATGAGGCTGTCGATAGCGTACTGCGGGACAAGCGACTCCGGCGCGGCGGTCATGGCAAACTCCTTTGTTGTGGAGTTTGGAGTTTATGGTTGCCCCGCCTGTGTGACGCCGTTACCGAGGAATGTTCTTGTACGCCTTGCCTGACCTGATCTTTGAGATGGAACTCGCGCTTACGCCGTACATCTTGGCGATGTCCTGCTGCGAGTAGATTGAGCGCGACAACAGACCAATGATCTCCGCGACCTGGCCGTCGGTGAGCTTCGCCTGCGGGCCGCGCCGCTTTCCGGATGCGTAGGCCTCGAACAGGCCAGATGAGATCCGCGCCTTGTGCTCTGACGGGAGCTTCTTGCCCTTGCTGCGAGCACTTAGGTTGGCGAACTTCTGTGCCTTCTTGGCAGCGATCTCTTCCTCGGTCAGTGGCATCTTCGGCGGGTTTCTTGCGCGAACGGAAGCCGCAACCTTGGCGACGTGCTCTGGGGATTTCTTTCGGCCTTTCATGGCGGCGCTGATTTTTGCCCGCTGCTCGTCTGTGATAACACGACCTTTTTGAGATGCTGAGATCTTGGCGCGTGTCTCAGGAGACAGCTTGGCTCCTTTGTGCGGACTTGTTTGACCAGTCATCGAGGCGCTTTTTCTATCCCGCCACCCCTGGTCGCGAACATACCCGACCACGCCTTCGCCGCCATCGGTGGTATTGACAAGATCGAACCCAAGGCCCCGATAGTGAGCGATCCACTTGCGTTCGGCCGTGCCCCACTCGGCGTTTTCTTCGATAGGCGCAATAACCACCTCGTGGCTGGCATTGATGACGCTGCGTATCCAGTTGCTCTTGTGGATCGCGGATAGCTTCTTGGCGTCGTAGTGGTGATGGATGAGGCGCCGATCTAGGCGCCCAGTGGTCTGGCCGATGTATCGAATGACGCCATCCTTCGACGAAGACAGCGAATACACGGTTACGAGCGGCTTGGCTTTCATATACACCTCACTATGCTTGGTGTTTTCATTATATACCAACCCTTAGATTTACCATATTAAAAAACCGCCCGAAGGCGGCTTTCCTTGTGCTGCAACGGTTTAACCCGCCGAATCCCACTTAATTATCCGGCTCTGACTTGCTTGCGAATGCACGATCCCAAAACCCCCAAGATAATACCAGGCTACACCACGACCGCGGCCGTAGTCCGTCGGGATCTTGCCGCGCATTTCCTCAGGGACCGCGATACCCTCCGCGACGGTATCACCGCCGAAGAAGTAGGCCCAGTTGGACTTGTTGTTGGCGAAGGTGCCCTTGGCAATGTTGTTCTGTTCGACGAAGCGGGTATTTTCATACCGGCCGATTTCGCCGTTCATAATCATGCCGAAGCCTTCGGTCGTGTACTGCTTGACCGACTCGAGGTCGTTCTTCAGCTTGCGCATCGTGCTCGGGTGAGCGATCGCGACGTAGTCATCCATCTGATACGGAGGAATGTTGCGCTCCTTCATCAGGTCGACGATGGCCTTGACGTGATCCTTGCCGAGTTCGATGTTGTTCGTCGCGGTTGCCGTGCCGTTGGTGGTCAGCGCGACCGACGTGGTATGCGTCGAGGTAGCGACGACACGCAGCGGGGTCAGGTTGAACTGGGCGGCGGCGGCAATATCGAATGCCTTGACTGCGTCGTTCTTCAGAACCTGGTTGATCACTTCCTTGACCGGATGCTCTGACAGGTCGTCCAGCTTGCCGGTGTAGGGAACGGAGTTGCCGTATTCAGTGATCGACATCGTGCCCTGAGTGATCGTGAAGTTCGACTCGGGCATGGTCGAGGTTTCGGTCAGGACCGTGCCTTGAGCAGCGATGTCCGAATAGACGTTCCAGTGAAAAGTCCTTGATGTTCATACGGAGTTATGAATCCCGTACCGTGCTTTGAAGAGGTGTGACCAGGCTCTACCCGTCTTGATATTCCATGCCATCGTGGTCGATACGCCGTACTTTGCACCGATCCGCCTAGACCCAACGCCAGAATCAGACATGGCGTAAATCTCTAGCACTTCTTTCTCAGTCAGCTTTGCGGTGTTTACACGTTCTCCGTGTGCGTGCCGCATTTTCGACTGCATATCAATCCGGTTATCCAGTGCGGTTCCAACAAACAAGTGAAGCGGGTTAACACAACAACGGTTATCGCATTGGTGTAGCACGTAAGCCCCTTCCGGAATTGGGCCTTTGTGTAATGCGAAAGAAACTCTGTGTACCAACTTCGCCTTGCCGCCTTCCTTGATGTGACCATAACCGTTTGCCTGAATGTTTTTCTGCCATTCCCAACAACCTGTCACTTCATTCACAACATATCCAGCGTGAAACCGCACAACCAAATCACTTCTCTTCTTCCTGATGATATTCATAACAGCCTTTCAACTGTACAAGTATCACCATTCTACACTGCTTTGAGTTTCCCCAAAGAGCAGACTATATCTTCACCCTCTCACGAGGGGCCGTGCGCTTCGCCTCATTTGAGGCTACTCCCCGAAGGGATAGTCGTTGAACGTTGCACTTAAAAAGCGCCTTCGCTGCTGATTGCCCAATCCGTAGTCTTTTCAAACCTTCACGCATATCGTTGCCAATTTCGTTGTGGTGCCTACGGCTCTAAGGGGTTTCCAGCAATTCACACGGTTGCTAACACCCTGTTACCAGGATGTGGTGACTAGCAAATCAATCACCCTTGCCCTTTCCCTGGACAGCGGCGTCCTTGACGTCGGCGAACTGGCGGAACTTGCAGAGCGGTTGAACAGCGTGGCGCAGCACCTTGGACAATTGGTCCGAGTACATATAGCCACCAAGCGAATTGGTAACCCAAATTTGACCAGCCATGATTTTCTCCTAAAAGGCTAGAGGGCCAGTGATTGACCCAGTCGTTTTCGTGCGATCTCGGCGATGACCGACGACGGAGAGGAATTCTCCGCAGGCGATTCGGCGAGCGTTGCTGATGCTGAAGCGGTCGGGATGTTGTCCAGACGCGCCTTGTTGTCCTGTCGGGCATTGACTGGTTCAGGCTTTTGGCGACCGGCAGGCTCCTTGCCCATGGTCCGATAGACCTCGCTAGCGGCATCGAGCATGGCCCGCGCCCGGGGAATACCCTGGGCAACGGCACGATCGATCTTCATCGCAGTGAGGAATTCCAGATCCGGGTCGGAAATAATGTCCGGGTAGTCAGTCTTGACCTGTTCAAATGCCGCGTTCACAGCCATACGGGCCAGGACACGGTCGGTGATTTCGCCTTCATCCACTGCAACGGGAGCACGGGTAGGCTGGTCACCGCCCTTCGCCTTCGTCACCAAATGGATAAGTGCGTCAGCAGCAGCATCCTGGTCACCGTCATACATCTTTTCGATGATTGATGCCGCTTCTTTTCGCAGGTCATCAGGGGTTTGCCCTGCGCCCTGCGGCTGTTCTGGTGCTGCTGCCGCATGGGCAGCACGCTCTTCTGCTTCACGCAGCAATCGCGTGGCCTCTTCAAGCCGGCGATCCGCCGCGGAATTCTTCTGGAAGGTACGGATCAGAGTGTCGGCGTCGACTTCCTGCTCCATGCCATCGATCTTGACCTTGAACTTCTGGACTTCCGGCGCCTTCTCCGGTTCGGGATCAGCAAGCTGCTCGACGATCTGCTCATCCTTTGGAGAGAGCGAGACGCCCGTCTCATTTTCCACACTTGCGGTGCGGGTTGATACAATAGCCTCCATTGCTGCTTCACGTGCAGACAGTGGGCGCGGTTCGACAACTTCTTCCGTCACGTCTTGATTGATAGCGACAGATTCGGTGGCTTGGTCCATTTGTTCAAGGCTCCTTGGATTGTTCATAAAGTTCGACCTGGGCATTCATTCCGGACTGAATGGCATCAGCCAGCCAATACTGGATCGATTCGGCGACCCTGATGGTGTTCTGCAACCCTCGGACACTTTTGGCGTCTTCAGGATCAACCTCCTTCAGGGTTTCAACCGCCGAATCGACTTCGCTCTCTGCACGCTTCACCAGATAGCGCCCAATATCAGACTGCAAAAATGCCTCGACCTCCATTCCGAAGTCGATTGTTTTCAGAACCGGATTTGAATCAGGATTCATGGCAGCGACATTACTCCTGCCCCGCTTGATCTCACTCGTCATCCTTCAGCTCTCCCAGCTCATGCTGGATTTCTGAGCGCGGATCCTGCGGAGGATCGAACAGCAGTGCATTGTGCGGGCCGACAACCCCTGGCTTTCTGTTGCGCTGCGAGTTGTTCTTGCCGACCACGCCACCATTGGCGTATGCCTCCGACTCGATCCCCTCATTGGCGCCGGCAGACGGGCTGCCAGTGGTTGCCGGGAACATCGGCGACGTGTTGCCGCTCTCTGGAATATCAACCGGGCCTGCTGCCGCGGCCTGCATGCCCACCTGTTGCATTGGGCTTGGTTGCGGGAAATTCGGATCGACACCAATAGGGGTAGGCGTCTGGTATCCGCCAGCTTTCATAATCTCGTCGGCCACCGGTGCGACCTGGGGCGCCGAAGCAATGACCTCGCCGGCTTGCATCGAGGAGTAGATGGCCTCGACCATCTTGGCCACCTTGTCGGCGTCTGTCTTGCCAATACGGGAGCGAATCTCGTCGACCTGTGCCGCCAGCAGTTCGGGCGGATACTTGGCATCAAGCGCTGCCTGGAGCTGCTGCTTTTCTGCCTCGAGCGCAGCAACACGCGGATCCTGGTCGCCATCGAACTTGAAGAACCTTCCGCCATCCTTGTGTCCGAGGGCGCCGAAGATTTCCTTGACCACCTCGGTCGGATCCACCCCGTACTTCTCGAGGACGCCGTCGCCCAGTGCCGTCTTGACCCCATTGATGCCGGTCAGCAGGTTGTTGATCTTCTGCGACGGGCTGGTAGCGCTCATGCCGACGTTGATCGTCAGGGTCAATTCCTGGAGCAAAAGCTCATCGGTTACCACGTCCATACCCAGGTTCTGGAACATGGACGACTTGGCGCCGGCTTGCGCCAGCAGGACGTCATCGGTCTCGTACTGCTGCTCGAGCAACACCAGTTGGCGCAGCACAGGTTCGACCCAGGTCTCGATGAACGTCTTGAGCGAGTAGGCGCGCACTTTGTTGGCATCCGATGCCAGTATCTCCATGCCGCCAACGGTCTCGTTCAACCGGCGATTGGCCGACACGGACGACTGGGACATATTCCCGGAGATCTCGTCGAAGTCCATGTTCAGGCGATCCTGCTCCTGGTACGCCGACGACGTAACGTCAGCAGTCTCCAGCACCTTCACGTCCTCGTTGATATCGGACAGCATGGTCACCGAGCCAGGCACGTTACGGGTCAGGGAGCGAATATCGACCTGCTTGTTGCGCTTCACGAAGTACCGCTTGTTCATGGCGAACTTCACGTTGTCGATGCGCTGATTGACGATCTCGTTGGTCTCGGCCTGGACGTCGCGGGTCAGCCGGACGTCACCCGGGCCATCGGTGCGGTGCGTCTCGATAACCGACCTGCCCATCACGAACGGGCGACGACCGTGGGCATAGCGATCGGTCAGAGGCGCCGGCTTCGACAGCAGCAGTTCGGTGCCGAGCGTGTAGAACAGCATGTCCTGGCCGGTCACCTCGTCCTGGATCAGGTTCATATGGACCCAGACGATCGAGAAGTCGTTGATGTTGGTCGTGTTCGATGCGCTGGAATCGGTGCGGTTACCCTCGCGAATCATGCGTGTTGAATCCCACTTCTGGCTCGACTGCTTCAGTTCGGTGTCGGAATACTTGATCCACTTCGACGGCGATCCGTTGGCACCTTGCTTCATGCGCGCCTTGACGTCACGCACCCGCATCGGCATCAACCAGATCAGGTAGGGAGACGAACCGATCGGATCGGCCCAGTCGGCCGCAGGATCGAAGCGGAAATTCTCCCGCGGGATAAGCTGCACCACGGGGCGGTCGGTGCCTTTTGCCGTGTTGTACTCCCAGTCCTGGTGGCTGATGACAATACCCTGCACCATAGCGTCCTGGTAGGCGCCCTGGCAGGTCAGGAACCACGGAATGCTCTTTGTCATGCGGTACTGCAGCAGCTCCTGCATGATCTCCGCGGACGCCTGCTGCATATCATCACCGGACTGTTCAGGGGTAATGCTGACAATGTCGGACGTGCTGAAGAAGGCCTCTGCCGCTGTCGCCTCGGCGCTGCGTACCATCGATCTGGTTTTCGGCCTGTAGAACCGGCTGCGCGCCCGGTAGGATTCGGCCATGTATTTCGAGTCTGACGAATGCTTGCTCTGGAACTGTCTAATATCGCGCTCCAGGTCGTTGCGGATATTCGCATCGAAATAAGTCGTGCTGCCCGTATAAGCATCCCGTGCGAGTTGTAATGCCTTGGCGTCGTCAATCATGTGCTGTGGTCCCCGAGAATGCGGCCGGCGAAATCGGTATTCATCGTCGCCATGTGTTCGTGATTGATTCTGCCCCGGGACACCTTGTATCGCTCGAGGATTTCGCCACCGGCCATGATGGCGCGCTTGCGCAGGTCGGATGCCGAGTAGGAATTATCCAGCTTGAGAACAAAACCCCACTGTCCGGACAGCATCAGGTTATGAATGGTCATAATCCCGTTCTCGCCCTGACAATTAACCGCCCACAGGTGTCCTGGATAATGCTCATTCAACGCCTCGGCCACGTCCTTGGAGAGCGCCATGTCGAGCATATTCTGCTTCTCGGCATGCTCGTTGGCGATAAGCAGGTTATTCTCTTCGCCGCGGTAGTGGATATTCGGGGTCATGTCCATTCTGGTTCCGTGTTATCTCGTATCAGGTCTGCCTTTTGCGCGTCAGTCAGGAAAAGATACTCATTGAGCGAGTAATACTGGCGGATGCACTCAGGCAGCTCTTCGTATGTCATGGTGTCGGCGTTGGCGTATCGAACTTGCGGCCATTGGAGAACTCATAGCCAGGCTCTTTGTTCGTGAATATCTCCCCTGACTCAGCCCGGGCGATAGCAACCTCCTCGCTCCATAGGCGTTGGGAGAATGTCGGCCCGCCGACAGGGTTGATCGGGACGTTAGGATCGGCCATTTCCAGCTCCAGTCATTCGATCAAAGGACATCCGAATACTCCTTGCGCAGCTTTGCGATCTCGTCGACCTGATAGAAACACGCCTCTGCCTTGTCGCAATATTCACTAAGGCGATCTAGTTCTTTCTTTGTCGATGCCTTGCCGGTGGCTTTCCACTCGTCGTACAAGGCTCGCCCTCTGGACCCGTTTGCCAGCCAGACGTTTCTTTCCTCGTAGAAGACTGCGCCTCTCATTTAGATTCCATCAGCAAAGCACTCCGGATCCAGTGACCGCTCATCGATGATTATGGGCGGCACAGCATCAATGTCGTAAATCCTGCTTATCGCGTCGATCAGGTCGTCGTGAGCGCAGAACGGGAACGTCAAGAACTCCTCCAGGAAATTCTTGTTCAAAGAGTACAGACGCCCCTCCTCATCAGTGCGCTGCACCGGAGAGAAAACACGGAACGGTTGGCCCTCTGCCTTGACCCGGGCCTGGGCCTTTGTCTCGCCATCGACCTTGGCCGGCAGGTAGAATCGGCCGTTGCGGAAATCAGGCTCGAGACGCTGCACCCGATCGATCTTGGACCCCGGTCCTTCCCGCGGCCATGCCAGTTCGACTATCTCGAACTCGTCTCGATCGCGTTGCATCTCGATCTCGAAGTGCTCGAGGTCGGACGTACTCCCATAACGCTCGTAGCCGACCTTGACGGACTGAACGCCAGGCATCCGCATCCATAGCTTGCGAAGCTCCTTAATGCGCGTGTAGCGCTCTGCAAGTCCCATTTTGTGGTGCCAGCCATCCACCAGCCACTTGTTGCCGGCCGAGTCGATACCGACGACCGGTATGGCTGTCTTGTCAGAGCCTTTCTTTTTACTGCTGGCCGGGTCGCAG